TACAACAAACCCCGTTGCTAACGTGGCTAACGCTTATTGCGTTCCCACGGTAGATCAAGAGTTCCAGCCCGAAGCGTTCCTGGTTCCCGCCATCGCCCCTATTGCCAATAGTGGCTACAACGCTACCGCCACGGGCACCGTTGGACCTCTGGTTCTCGGCGCTGTTGCTGGTGTAGACATTACTGGTGGTGCTGGTTATGCTAACGGTACTTATACCGGTGTCTACCTTACGGGTGGTACAGGCCGTAATGCCATTGCAACAATCACCGTTGCTGGTAACACTGTCACCGCAGTAACAATCACCTCTGGTGGTTGGGGTTATACGGTTACTGACACTCTGAAAGCTCCTGACGCCATCCTTGGTGGTGGTGGTGGTACTTTTGACATCAACGTTGCCGCCATCGTTGCTACAGCAGCCGCTGGTGCAACAACTGGCGCTGTTGTTGCCTATGGTACTGCCGCTGGTATCCCTACTGCTAGCTCTTCTGACTCTCTGCAAGCAGCTTTGCTTTCAGGTTCTATTACTGGCATCCAGTTCACAGTTCAAGGTGCTGGCGGGTTCGCTCCAGATGGGACTACTCCCGTTATAGTTGGCGATACTCTTGTAGCCACCTTTAGCGGTAGCTCGTATATCTGGGCAGTTGTTCCTCCTGTAACTTCCCAGGGAGATTTGTTAACCACTAACATTATCCAGTACGAATCACAAGTCGAAATGACCTTTAGCCCCGAGGAAGCTCCTTCACCGGTTCTATGGCGCTTCGACGCAATCACCTCCACCGAAATTATCGACGCTGCCCTTCGTGGTGTTGGCAACGGTGGTGTGCCTGAAGCCTTGTTTATCGACTCCGGTGTGGACAATGTTAACCGTCTCTTAGACGATAGTCAACGTTACTTCAACCCCTTCGGTTTCATTGCTTTCTACGGTCCTTACATCGAGAACGGTGCCGGAAAGTGGATTCCACCTTCACCTTATGTGACCGGTGTTGCTGTTCGTCGATATCGCGCCGAAGGTTATCAGTTCCCGCCTGCCGGTGTCAAGTATCAGTTGGCTGACGCTATCGCCACTCAGATTCCAATCAACTCGGCTCAACAGAACCTCCTCAACCCTAAAGGTTGCAATGCGGTTCGCACCCTGCCTGGTTACCCTCAGACAGCCGTGTTCATCTGGGGTGGTCGCACTCGCGTCAATACTGCCGACGCCCAGGAAAGGCTCTATCAGTTTGTCAACACTCGCGTTATCCTTAACGTGGTGTATGGCTCGCTGCGTCGCGCCTTCGACACTCAAATCTTCAACGTTATCGACGGTTTCGGTATTGTATTCAACCAGATTATCTCGGTTGGCAACAGTATCCTCAACCAACTTTACGTTAAGGGTGCCCTGTTTGGTTCGAAGCCCTCAGATGCTTTCCAAGTCATCTGCGATCGTCGCATCAACAGCAACGAAGATCTGGAAAACGGTATCGTGAACGCTAAAGTGTTCGTTGTTCCTGTTCCAACACTGGAGCGTATCCAAATCGACCTTATTCGTGTTGCCATCGGCAGTATGCAGAAGGAATTGGATGCTCAAGGTCTAGGCACAAATAACGCCAGTTCATTCTAATGGTGGTAGGGAGTAAAATGTACCGGGATTTGAATCTACGTCTGCCCGACTCCCTTCTTTTTCGACTAGAGACGCAAGCAGAGGAACGGGGTGTCTCATTAGAGACGCTCTGTTTCTCCCTTCTCTCGGGAGAATACAACGAAGGGGATCTTATTGATCCGAATTACTATCAATCTCTAAACCTTAGCATATTGAGGAAAGAGATTCCAAAAGTTATAGAAAGCCACCTTTCAAAAGAAGAGGTTAGGCGAAGAGTTAATGCACTTGATTTTCAAATATCGCGCAGGTATATCCTATGAGCAGCCCGCAAATCCTGTCAGCTTCCGTAAGGGGAATCACTTACCCTTTAACTATATCGAATGGCAACCTTGCGGTCAGCACAGACTATGATCTGGTCACCCAGCAAATCAGGAGCATCATAGAGACACGATATTTTGAAAGAGTAATGATCGCAAATTACGGTATTGGGGACTATGTCCTTGAGGTTTTAGACCCTGGGCAAATTAACTCAGCTATACAATACTCTATTCAACAAAACGTTGACGGTCTCTCTCAGTTAAGCGTAACCGGGGACTGGCAAACTAATGGTGATAATGGATTGTACAACATATTTATTGAGTACTCAACTAACGGAGTCCCTCAACCCCCCCTTAGGTTTAGCCTAGCGAATTAACAGGGTAAAAGTAACCAACTAAGCCACTACGAGAGATTCCGGATGGCGGAAAGATTTAAAATAGCACCGGTTCCACAAGGGGAAGTCGCACGTTATACGTCGGATCCTTATAATTTATCGTCTATCTACATGTTCGGGTCTAGCAGCCCGTTCACTGGTCAGGGGAACACGATTGTTCGCCCAAACGACGATCTCTTAATTTCCAAGGGAGGAAACCGTGCTCTTGTCGTCTACCAGCGTTTGCTCTATGATGAGCAGGTTCAGGGTTCCTTTAAGAAATTAACTCAAGAGATAACCTCAAGACCTTGGTATATACAGCAATACTCCGACAAACCTGGAGATATCGCTGTTCGTGACTTTGTTGCCACAGTTGTCGAGGAAATGAATCTAGATGATGTTTATATTGGTTTAGCTGAAGCCATGATTACTGGCTTTGCCGTTGGCGAAGTAATGTGGAAAAAGTCAAAACGGGGAGTTGTCCCTTTTGACGTCCGTATGCGAGATCAGCGTAGGTTTGTATTCCAAGAGGACGAAGACTCTACTGTTGGTTTCTCAATGCGTTGCTTAACCTTTAACCGTATGTTTGAGGGTGTTGAGATACCAAAACGGAAGTTTATTGTAAATAGGTACTATGTTTCCCATAACGGGGACCCTTACGGTGCCGCTGTGGGTAGGATCTTGTACCCTTTGGTAAAGTTTCGTCGTCGCGCAATCGAATCTTACGTTCTGTTTGGCGATCGCTACGCTACCCCTACCGCAGTGGCCAAAGCTCCCCTAAGTGCAAGCACGAGGGAGCTAGATACTTTGTACGGTCACCTTTCAAATCTTAGTCAAGAAACAGCAATGATTTTGCCGGAAGGGTACGAACTTGAGTTCCTCGCCCCCTCCGGATCACCTGAAGTATTTCACAACCTGATTAGCTACGTCGATCAGCAAATTTCTTTGTTAATTTGCGGTGAGAATGAGGCGGGTCGTGCTGAAGGAGGTTCCCGTGCCTCTTCTCAAGTCGCTAACCGAGTTCGTGTCGTTAGGGCTTCGGAATTTTCTGAGCTGCTTTCTCAGACGCTCAATGACACTCTCATCCGTTGGATTGTTGATCTTAATTTTGGAACTGATGTTGCGGCTCCTATCCTAACCAGAGAGTTCAGGATTGAGGAGTCACCCATTACAGTTCCCGATGTATCCCTACTCATTCAGTCGGGTTACACACCGAAGAAAGAGTGGCTCGAACGTCACTTTAGGATTGAACTTGAAGACAAGAGCGCAGGGGGAACAGCACCACAACAAGGTTCTCAAATGGATCCGCAACAGGCTGCTAAACAAGATCAGCAAGGTGCTCAAGGTGGGGGCGCAGCCTCCAATCCGGCAGAAGACGAGGATCTATTCAACAGCATTTTCGGACCCCCAGCAGGTGCTACTCCGGAGGAATCCCAAACTGACTCTATAGGTTAAGTAGGGTAAAAATAAGCATGGATCACTAACTAAAAGATGATTACCTACAAAGCAACCAACACCTTGAATGGTAGGTTTTATCTGGGGAGCACTATTGATTTTGAAAAAAGGAAAAAACAACACTTGGCATCAACTGCTAACTACCCTTTTCAAAATGCCCTTCGGAAAAATCCCAATCTATTTGAATGGGAGTTTATCGAAGATGACTCCGAAGAACCTGTATTGGAGCAAGCTCTTCTAGATAAGTGGTTTGGCACAGAAATGTGTTATAACTTACGCCCTTTAGCTACAGGGGGTCAAGGTCCAGCAACAGAAGAGACAAAACAGAAGATGTCTAATTCCCATAAAGGGAAGAGAAAGAGCGATCAAACAAAAGTTGCTATCTCTCGGTCTAGAAGAGGAATGAAATTCACAGAAGAACACAAACAAAACATTTCTTACGGAAAGACTGGGCAAAGTCATGATTCTTGGAATAAAGGTAAAAGTTGGTTCTACAACATTTCTACTTTAGAGACAAAAATGTCTTTTAGCCACCCTGGCGATGGATGGGACAAGGGAAGGAGACCAAAATGTTCGTGAAAAAAGTTCATGTGTTTCGTGCGGGCGATCAGACCTCTGCTCAAGGGGTCCAGAGGAATTTCTCCCCGAAAGACCTCGATCAAGTCGTAAAAACT